ATTCACATAGTGTCACTGAAGGATTGACTATTAAGATACCTGATCCACTAGGCGACTATATTCCATCAACGGCTGATATGGTTGAAGTACAAGATTACCGATATCAAAATGCAGATAAGTCTTTTAGACAGTGGAATGTAGTAGAAGTCGCTCACGATTTTGAGAACAACAAATTCATTAAGATTATTTTAGGACGTGATGGATCATGAACGGTGGAGATGTCACGATTCGGGGAATGGATGAAGTTCTCGAGAAAATGGAAAAGAAACTGGGCTCTGCAGCAGTTGCTAAATATTCCAATCAGGCTCTGCAAGTTGCTGGTCGGTATATGGCTGTCAGGCTTAAAAATGCAGTTGCTTCATATCGTGATACTGGAGCAACTGTTGTTGAAGTTGTAGTTGGTAAGCCAAGATTAAAGCATGGAACAAGGCTCGTTCATATAGGATGGGATGGCAATGGTTCAAAACAACGTTATCGTCTTGTTCATCTGAATGAGTTTGGCTACACGCGCTTTGGGCGCACCTATTCTCCGCGTGGATCAGGAAGGGTACAAAATGCTTGGGACTCATCTAAAGCTCAGATGAAAAAATTGGAAAAACATGAATTGGAGAAATTATTATGATTCAAGACATGCTAACTAATATCTACGATGCATTGATAAATGATTCATTGATTGAGTCAAAATTGAAAGGTCACATCTTCTACTATGATGATTCTAATGAAAAAGACACAAAGGCAACTAAGCTAATCATTAAACCGTTACGACCACCGCAAGACCAAACAGGTGGGAGTGACCAGGGCTTAACAACAAACTTCTTATTTCAGTTAGATGTGCAATCGACTGACAGAAAATTATGCAAACAACTTCAAGCAGTTATTAGACAAGTGATGGCTGCTTTTAGTTTTGCTCAATTATCTGATGGCCTTGATGAATATTTTGCTGATACAGGGATGTATGTTGATGCTCGTAGATATGAAGGAAACACAAAACTTTATGACACTAATTATTAAATTGAAAGAAGGACATTACTTATGTTAGTAGGATTCAAAAGAATGAAGATTCAACCGCTCATGGCTGACGGTTCACCAGACGGTGATCTTATTGTTATTGAAGGTAAACAAGACAAAGGTGCAACGACAAAATTTGAAATTTCAGGTATGTCAGTTAAGGCTACAAAAGTAGCTGGCTCAGATATCACCTATTACATTTCACGCAAAGGTGTTGGTGATCTTGCCATTGCATTAGGTATCTTGGACATGCCTGAAGATGCGTCTGACCGTTTATTGGGATTCAAGACTGGCGATAATAAGATTTCTTACATTGGGAATGAAACTGAAGCACCATACTGTTCAGTCCTGATGGAATCATCAGATGGACACAGTGGGAAAGCCTTATTTGGCTTCTTTAAAGGTGTATTTTCTCGTGATAAGGTTTCTGCAGAGTCATTAGATCCATCAGAAACTTATAAACCTGAAGCAGATGATTGGGACTTTACTGCAATGGCATCTGATAAGGATGATGAAACAAATGGTCAATATATCGGAAAATATGTTGGTTCAGATGAAGAGGTAATCACTGCATTGACTACGCAGGTTCTTGGAGCCCCAAAAGCGTAGACCCAGCTGAAAACGCTGGTGAAACAACAGTTGCTGTTACTGGCTTATCTTTTAGTCCAACCACAGTATCTGTTGAAGTTGGCAAAACGGCACAACTCAATGCTGTTGTAGCACCAAATAACGCAACAGAAAAGACAGTTACTTATAAAGTAGCCGATACAACGGTTGTCACAGTTGACGCTACTGGTAAAGTAACGGCTGTTAAAGCAGGATCTACTAAAGTAACTGGAACTACGAAAGATGGTAGCAAGACTAGTGATGTAATAATCACTGTCACTGACCCAGTTGCAGGATAAAAAATTAAAAATAATTAAGTCGCCTCTGAAATACACAATACGGAAACGGGCGGCTTTTTTTGCTATGTAAGGAGAAATTAACAATGACAAAACCAGTATCAATTGACTTAATGATCAAAGGTAAAAAAGAACATTTTGAACAGACGTTTGTTCCATTTAGAAAACAAATTGAAATGTTAAAAATGAATCAATCAATCGAAGATACGAAAATTACACAAGCTGAATGGTTAGAAAAAAAAGCTAAGTTTATTGCCAGTTTGTTTGATGACAAACGTGTTACTGCAGACGCTGTATTAGATGGATTGAGTTCCGCAACAGCAACAGATGATATGGAAAATACTATTGCAGAAATGCTTGGTGTCGACCCAAACGAGATAGCGGAAGCCTAGACGAAAAGGTTTCCGCTAAAGAAGCTCTGGACGGAGTTTATAAAATGATTAAATCAATTTTGAAAATTTATCCAGGGTTCTCAATTAACGATGTTATGGACACTGACTACAACACTCTGATTAGCACGATACAAGCAGAAGATGTGGAACCAGAAGCTAAAGAAGAAGTTATGTCACTGGCTGACTTTGTTAGATCAATATAAGAAAGGAGGACAATATAAATGGCAGAACCATTAGGTCAAATGGTCATTGAGTTAGGATTAGATAGCTCATCATTTGGCAAAGGATTAACTGGCGCTAAGCAACAGGTTAAATATGCAATGGCTGAAATGAAGTCTGGAATGTCCGTCATGTCAGCTAGTGGAAAACAATTAGATGTCTTAGCTGCTAAACAACGTGGATTAACAAGCGTAATTACAGCACAAGAAAGAGTCGTCAAAAGTCTGAAAAAATCTTATGATGACTCTTTTGTTAATGGTAAAGCGACGCAAGCAACTACAAGGTTAGCAACACAATTACAGAACGCTAATGCAAAACTTGCATCATTCAGAACACAATTAGCTAACAATGCTAGTGCTATGGCTAAGGCTAGAGTTGAAACCACAGGGTGGACTGGCGCATTAAATAAAGTTAGTAAGGCCAGTTCATCTATTGGTGGGAATCTTAGTAGCATGGGTTCAAAAGTTAGCAAAGTATCTGCACCATTAGCACTTGGATTTAGTTTAGCTGCCAAGTCAGCAATTGATTTTGATTCGCAAATTAGTGCCATGGGCCCGCTGTTAACCAATGGTGGTGCAGTAACAGCTAAGTTCAGGGCTCAGTTAGATGAGTTAGCAAGCAGTTCAAAGAAATGGTCAATGCAGTACGGTATTTCAACGACTGAAATTAATAACGCCATGTCAGAAATGATTAAACGTGGTTTTACTACTAAACAAGTTATGGGATCTATGCCAGCCGTATTAGATGCATCTAAGGCTTCAGGTGAATCATTGGGCACTGTTATGCAAGCTACAGCTTCAATTGTTGAACAATTCGGGTTGAAAGCTAATTCGACCAAAGGAACAATTAAAAATACTCAAAGAGTTACAGATGCACTTACTTATTCGGCAAATGCCACGGCCGCCGGTTTTAGTGATATGACTTTAGCTATGAGTTATGTTGGGCCCCAAGCCAAAGCATCGGGGATTTCAGTTGAAGCAACTGCAGCTGCAATTGGAGAATTAGCTCAGAAAGGTATAGATGGTCAAAAAGCCGGAACAAGCCTTAGAGGGATTTTGACATCATTGGTTAAGGTTTCTCCTAATGCTACAAAGGCCTTTAAATCAATGGGAATATCTACTGCTGAACTGAAAAAAGATTCAAATGATTTACCTCGATTGATTGATGATATTACAAAAGGAACTGAAGGATGGTCAAAAGCTGATAAGAACAAAGCGATTGCTACGATTTTTGGTCGTGAAAACCAATCAGCAATGAACGCTTTGATTTCAACGGGTTCTGATAAATTACGTGAATTGACAACCGCCACTGAAAATTCAGGTGGAGCTACTAAGAAAATTGCCGATCAGTTAAATGATACTAAAGCCAATCAAATTAAAAGATTTCAATCATCTGTTCAACTTCTTGGTGTAACAATTGGTGAGAAACTTTTACCGACTTTAACACCGCTAGTAAAAGAAGCTACAAATGTAATTAATGGCTTTAGTAAAATGGACGATTCAACTCAACAGTTGATTATACATATGGGATTGGCTGTTGCTGCTGGAGGTCCTTTATTAAAACTGACGGACGGTTTATTTAGTGGTTTCGGTAAACTTGGTTCTGGTGTTGTGGGCGTTATCGGCAAGTATGAAGGATGGCGTGCAAAAACAGCAGTTCTAAATGGAACTGTTAAAGGTACCGAAACAGTAGTAGGTGGCATGTCTAACACTGTTGGCAACAGTTCGGGAATAGTTGATCAATTTGGAAAAACATTAACTACGGCTAATAGCACTGCCAACAATGTACGTAGTGGTTTTAGCCTACTAGGTAGCACCTTCTTGAGTGCCAGTGGAGAAGCAGGAGTTTTAGGCACAGCTATTAGTCCATTAGGCGCAACAATTATTGGAGTTGGTGCAGCTGTGGCTGCTGGAACGGTGATTTGGGAAGCATGGGGTAAGAAAGCTTATGAATCATCTCAACGAGCATCTAAATGGGGTTCAGATGTTGGCGCAGCTGCTGATAAGTCATTAACTAAAATGAGCCAATTTGTGACGACTACCAACGCACAGCTAGATACATTCGGTACTAGTTCGAGTTCATCAGCGAAGAAAATGGGTAGTGAATTCAATAAGGCATTTAAACAAATGGAGAATGATTCTAAAACCTCGATTAATAATATGCAAAAAGAAGTTAATAAATTGCCAGAAAGTGTCAGAGGCGATGCGCAAAGAACTTTGAATGAAAAGAAAAAGAATAATGCAGCACTGCTAAAAGAAGATGAAACGTTAACAAAAAATGTCAATGGTATTTTCAAACGAGCTGGGCAAGAACACAGGAAATTAACTGCTGATGAAAACACTTATGTTCGCAACGCTCAGCAGAAACTTGCTAATGATGAGGTGTCATTATTAAACATCTCAGCTTCTAAAAAGAAAGCTATTCAAAAAGCACTTAATGGTGATGTTAAACATCTAAATCAACAGCAAATCGATGATGCAATTACAGGAATTCATAATTTAATTACTGAAGAGCAGAAGGGTTATTCCGCACGCAAAAAGAATTTAAAAAAATCGTTGGATGATGGAATTATTAACCAGAAGCAATATAACACGCAATTAAACAACATGCAGAAGGATCATAAAGCCACAATGATGGCATATTTGGGTGATGATATAGCCCTTTGGAAAAAACAAGGTGCTTCTGTTGATCAAATTAATCAAGCATTATCTGCTTATGGTGTGACCTATGATCAAGTGATGAAAGCTAACCAACAAGCCGCGCAAAAAGCTGCTAAGTCTAATTCATCATTAATGGAAGTTACGAACGACATGAATAAGCACGCTAAAAAGGCTGCAAATGATTGGAATGCTTTAGTCTTCAATCCAAAAACTGGTAAGTTAAAGTCTAATGCTCAAGAAGAAGTTAACAATGCAGCTAAAAGTAACAAAAAATGGGAAGAAATGGTTTTTAATGCAAAGAAAGCTAACGCTTCATCAAATGTTAAAGCCATGGTCATTACAGCAGGTGTTTCTTCCGGACAGTGGAATAAAATGTCCTTCAAAGATAAGAAAGCTATTTTAAAAACTGAAGGCAAGGTTGATATTACGGATGCCTTAATTAAATCAGGAGAGTGGAATAACCTTAGTTTAAAACAACAAAAAGCTATCATTAAGTCTGATGGTGGAGCTGAAATGATGAAAACTTTGCAAACAACTGGAGCATGGAATTCATTAAGTTTAAAGGAACAAGTAGCGACTATTAAAGATAACGCAACTGGTCCTATGAAAGGTGTTAAGCTTTCAACTACGCAATGGAACAGCATGCCAGTATCAGTTAAGAATGCAATCGTAAACGATATGGCTTCTGGCAAAATGAGTAATGCAAATAATCTTGTTAGAGGCTGGAATACAATGCCTATTAGTGTTAAGAATGCAATTGCTAATGACTTAGCCTCCGGTAAGATTAAACACGCCCACGGTACGGCTAATGCTTGGAATTCAATGTCTATGCCTATGAAACACGCTTTAGCAAACGACCTGGCTTCAGGCAACGTAAATAAGGCTAGAAGTAACGTTAGTGCCTGGAATAGATTACCAGCAAGTAAGAAATCAGCCATTGCTAAAGATAATGCAAGTGGGCCTGCAAGGCATGCTATTTCAGCAATTAGATCATGGAATAGGCAAAGTCCAGTTACACATGTATTTAAGTCAATCACAGAATACATTACTAAACACATTAAAGGTAAAAAAACAGGCTCACGTAACTATGAAGGTGGACCAGCCATGGTCAACGATCAAATGGGTGCAACTTTCCGTGAGTTAATTCAATTACCAACTGGAGAGCAATTTATTCCACAAGGTCGCAATGTGGTTATGGATATTCCTATGGGATCAAAGATCTATACTGCACATCAAACCGCCAGAATGTTTCCTGGATTGCCACAGTTTGCTGAAGGCTTAAACGTGCCTGCAAGCGCAGATATCGTTAGACAGCCAAAAGAAATTGTTAATACGATTTTTACCAATAACAATCAAGGCAATGCAGGAATTAAGCAGAACAATGATTTGTTTGACCAGGTTTCAGCACTCGCCAAAGGAGTTTCAGATTTAGTTACAGCAATTAAATCACAAAATGGTAAAGAGGTTGCAGTTATTCTTGATTCTGATGTGATGGCACGCGGCGTAGCACCATTAATTACGAAGGAACAAGAAAGACTTGAATTACAAAGCAATCGATTAAGGGGGATCAAATAGTATGGCACTTTTACAAGTTTGGTTTGATGGTATTGAACTTAGTCAATACTTAAAACCAACAATGGGTAAAGACGAACTAATTTTGCCTAAAAGAACTGATGATCCTGTAGATATTGGTTCGAGAGATGGTCCAATTTTTAGAAGTACACATTTTAATGAACGGGTTATTGAAATGCCATTCATCATTGATGGTGGTGATGTTCGAGAAAAAGCTAGACAAATTGCCCAGATACTTTACACAAAAGAACCTAAAAAATTAATTTTCAGCGATCATATGGACAGATATTGGTTAGCAATTCCTGAAGGCGAAATTTCACTACCTGAAGATGATAGTGTGAATCTAACAGGAACCATTAAATGGGTTTGTTATGAACCATTTTCATACGCTATGCAGGAAGATGAGTTCACATTGGACAACGAAGAAAAAACTGAAAACTTTGTCATTGATTTTAAAGGTAAAATCAAAGATGACCTAATCAGCAATCCTAATTCAATTTGGGGCGCTGAAGATAAAGAAAATGAATCACGCACACCAGATTCGTTTTGGTGGGAGTGGTATCAGAATTCATATGCAGTTGTTCAACAAGAAGATGGGCACTACGATTCGTATACTCGTGATACTGAAGGAAATTCAACCAGGTTGATGATGAAGTTTGACGTTTTAAAATCAATTGATAAAGTGTATCCTGGCTTTTGGCAGAAATACGGCATTGCTGATAATAATGCAAAAATAGAATGGCTACGAGCGAACATGACACATTTTGAGTTTAACTGTTGGTCATTCGGAAAAGGTGCTAGCGGGTATGGTGTCATCGTTCAACTATGGAACGGCACAGAGTGGGTTGGTACTCAGTCTAACAAGGCCAGTTCACCACAGAAAAACACATACACATTTGATACTGCCGCTGAAGCCGTTAACTACATTGATAGTGACGGCTATTTTTATGCAATCACAGCAACTAATGACGCGACAGAAACTGCGAATACGAGTGTGTATTTGGATTATGCTTGCTTAAATATTTCAGCCACACTGCCGGTTGCGGAAGCGCTGGAGATACAAAATGATGGTCCACTGCCGGTGCCAGTTCGATTTGAAGTGACTAACAAAGGTGATAATGGTTTCTTTGGAGTAAGCAATGGTGATCAATCAATCTTAGTTGGCAATCCGAGTGAAGAAGACGGTGGAATTGCTAGCAATTCAGAACGACTATTCACAACAATTCAAAATAACGCAAACGGATTGAAGCAATGGACAATTAATGACGCGACAATCAATACTTCAAACGAAAAAGCCACTCAAAGTGGTTCGTTTGAAGACCCTAGTGTTATCAAAGAAAAACGTTGGCGATTACGTAACGCTCAGGCTGATATTAAAACGGCTTGGGGTGCTGGCGATTCATCAGGCCGTGGGTGGCATGGTCCGTCTGCAACTGCTGAATTTGCAACTGATTCACAAGGAGCAAAGGGGGCTGTTAACTTTACAGCTCGATTCTATGTCCAATTCTTGTTTGGAAACATGAGTCAATCAGGGCTACAACAATGTAATCTAGTTGGGCCTGATAAAGAACTACTTGTCTGCGTTCAAATGTGGAAAGACGTTAACAAACACAACGGATTTTCAATCAGAATCGGTAATAATGGTTGGATATATCAAGATAATAACAACGCACGTTGGGACAATTTCTTCGGCTCAATTGAAATTAAGCGCCACGGAAATACGTACACAATTAACATTCAAAACGTTGAGGGTAGTGGTCCAAGAACAAAACAAACTGTTACTTATGATGATCCAACTAGTGCAGCTATCAAGTGTCAAAATGTGTCTTATTGGAAGGCACGCTGGGGAAACGTAACTAAACATAACAACGTTATGCACAACGATTTATACGACTTTTGGTTTCAAAAAGATAACGTCGATCACTATGTTGATATTCCAAACCTATTCCATGACGGGGATGTGTTAAAAGTTGAAGATAACAAAGGTGCTGTAGAAAGTACCTTAAACGGCACTTTAATTTTGGGGTATCAAGAGATAGGTTCAAAATCAATCATTGCACAACCAGGCAAAAATACAGTTGGGTTTATGTACTCTGATTTTGCAAATGCTCCAGAAGTTAAAGCGTATATACGAAAGAAATACATTTAAGGAGGCCATGAATTGCAAGTTTATGTATTAGATAGAAGTAAGAACACCTTAGCCACAACATCTCAGATTTATGATGATATTCACCATAAGGAATTGACAGCTGGCGCTTCAACGTATAACTTCACAGTTGACAAGTCAGACCCTGCAGCTCAATACATGGTTTCCGGAAATTATATTGTATTTAAGGACGATCAAGGAAAGCCTTGGTCGTTTTCTATTTTGTACTATGATGAAACACAACAATCGAAGAAGATTTATACGGAAGATGTAGGTATTGAGTTAATCAATAAAGCGATGGACGTTTGGTATTTTGAAGAACCTCATGATTTCAAGTATTACTTTGATCTAGTGACAGATGGTACACCATGGGAGCTAAATGTTAATCAACTAGAAGGCCTCAGTAGAACACTTAATTATACCGGGAGAGATACCGGCTTAGGCAGGTTACTGTCTATTCTTAAAGGCTTCGATAATGCAGAGTGTGAGTTTGTCATTGATATGAAGGGCACTGTGCCAGTAAAGTATGTAGTGAATGTGTACAAGCAGGTTGGTTACCATCAAGACAATATTCAAATTGTTTACAATCGCGAATTGAATGACATCACTAAAACCGAATCGAGGCAGGATTTCGTTACTGCTCTTGCGGGAGTTGGTTCAGTAATTCAAGATACAAGCGATACTTCTACAGGTGACGCCTCTAAGCCACAGAAACACGTTAGTTTTAAAGATCTCGAATATAACGGCGGAGATTATGTATCAAAAGCTGGAGATCCGTTTATTCGTGCTGTTACGGCCAATAAACAATTCAACCCTGGTGACCAAGGATATGTCGAGAACTTCTACGATTATGATACTAGCGACGTACAGGAGTTGTTCAATAGAACGCTCAGTCAATTAATTGACCGTAGTAAGCCAGCGGAAACTTATGTCGCTGACGTTAAAGTTATTGATCCAACGCTTGATATAGGTGACACAGTTAAGATTATTGACCATGATTACAACCCTGCCCTTTATTTAGAGGCTCGTGTTGCAACGCTGGACAAATCATATACTGATGTAACCAAAGGTTCTGTAACATTTACTAATTATGTTGTCCTACAAAGTACGATTAACCAGCAGATTAAAGCGCTGCGTGAAAAAATCAATGGTATTCGCAATGGTGATACTTACTTCGTATGGATCAGATATGCTGACGATGACAAAGGTACAAATATGTCTGCTTCACCTAAAGACAAGAATTATGTTGCTATTGTTACGAAAAAGAACCAACCAATAGCTAGTGACGACCCACAAGATTATGTTGGCAACTGGGCACTTATTAAGGGTGCAAACGGAATTAATGGATCAGACGGCAGAAACGGTGACAATGCTTACTTTCATATCGCTTACGCTAATTCAGTTGACGGTAAGGTTGATTTTACAACTGAACAGAACGCTCAGAATCGGGACTATTTAGGAACGTATTCAGACAGTTCACCAGCACAATCAACTGATCCAACGAAATATGTGTGGCAGTTGACTCGTGGAGCACAAGGAATGCCTGGACAGGCAGGTAGTAAAGATGTTCCGGTTGTAACCGTATCAAGCAATGAACCAATCAACCCTAAAGACGGTGATATGTGGTATCAACAGATTACAGACGCAGACGGTACAAGAATCGAAGGTTTTTTTGTACGTGTCAATGGTCAGTGGCAGCCATCAACGATTGACCAGTCAGTGTTAACGCTAACCAAGTTAGTATCAATCGAAATTGATTCTGCTACTATCAACTCTCCAAATATCGTCATTCCATTCACGTACATTGACGGATTAAGTAGGCAATTTGATGGTACTTTTGAAATTAAAGATGGTCAAATTACATCGATCAGCACAATGACAGTTGAGGGGCAGAGTAATAAGCCAATGATGAAAACAACTATTGGGCCTGGTGGTTATGACGCTTCAAAGTATGAAGACTCAGACGCTTACACCAAAGATAATAAGTTGAGCCATGTGACTTTTGACGATTCCGGTATGGCTATGCAAATGCAAGGAGTTACTAAAACAGCAGAAGCAAACTATACGATTTACGGAATATCAGGAAATAATAGCCTTATTTCTGACGGAAATAAAATTGCCAGTATTCAATTTGGCGAAATGTTGAAATATGTTTCAAATGAGACAATCAACAAAAACTTCGTGGACAGCGACGGGGTCAAGACATATACGTGGTTCGATTTAATGTCGGGAATCATGTCACATCCTAATTTGCTAAAGAATGCTAGCTTGAACGACGGATTGACAAACTGGCATTCTGACAATAGCGTTTTGTATTATACTAGTTTTGGACATGATGGTAATAACGCCGTGGCTATTAATAACGGCAACAAATATGATGACTGTTGGCAACGTTTAGCAGTTAATCCATATGCAGGAAATCTTGTGTCGTTGTCTTATTGGTTTATTAGATATGACAATACAAACTTTAACAATACCGGCATGGCTATCTCGTTTGAGAAGTCCAACGGATCGGTTATTAAACGACAAAATTGTCTGATTAATAATTCTGCACCAGTAAATAAATGGACATATATTACATTTGATCCAATAGAGGTTCCAGCCGGGACGCAACGAGTATCAATCATGTTTACTACCGGGAATGGTAAGGGACATTTGGCAATTTCTCAACCAATGGTGAACCTTGGGGATAAAGTTTGGCCTTATCAGCCAACATAAAAAGAACACAAATAGGAGAGGAGGAAAAACTATGATAGAACACATTGTCTTTGGCTTCTCTGTGTCCGAATGGGTTGGGATTGTCGGAATTATCGGATCAACTTATGCACTAATTGTGAAACCACTAATGAACAAATTTGACCAGTTAAGTGATTCAATTGACAGAATTAGCCAAAATTCACTCATTGAGCACAGTAGGCTCTGGAGACACTATGATCGACATGATAAAGAGATTTGGAAGCATGATCAGGAAATAGGTATTCTTTATGACAAAAATCAGTTGCATAGAGTAAATACTGAAGATATGAGGCACATGGAGGATATTGGAAAAGATGAAGATTAATTGGAAAATTAGATTAAAAAACAAAACCACACTAGTAGCTTTGGCTTCTGCCACGGCTACTTTTGCAGGCAGTATCGCAGTTGCATTTGGCTATACGGGCGACACAAGCACATGGGTCACTGTGGCAACGACAGGAGCTGGAGCAATTTTTTACGTATTGTCCATGCTTGGCATTGTTGTTGATCCAAGTACGAAAGGTGTTAGTGATAGTACACGGGTTTTATCTCGTGCAGAGTTAGGCGATAATGCTTCAACAGAATTGTTGAAAGGGGACGGAAAATAATGGCTCTTAATGGTATTGATGTAGCTAGTTATCAAGCTGACATGAATGTTGGTACAGCAGCTGGGATTTTGACTGATACAAACAAACCCAAAGGAGACAATAATGAAGAACAAAAATAACAAATTAACAAAAACAGTCGTTGCAACCGCAGCGGCTTTTTTAGTGGGACCATTACTGGGTTCAACAGCTAATGCGTATACTGTTGATAACACCTACCAACTTGGGACGTATGAAGGTTCAAGCCAACGAACATCAAATAATTATATTCTGGCCCATGATACGGGAGCTCCAGGCTCTGCGCTGAACACGTCTATTTTTGAGAAACGTACTTGGAACTCGAACAGTGCTTATGTTCAGTATATTGTTGGTGATTGGGGTCATGTTTATAGAATTGGGGCTGAAGGATACGTATCTTGGGGTGCTGGTACTTATGTAAATGCAAATGCACCAGTTCAAATTGAACTAGCCCATGCTACTACGCAAGCACAGTTTAAAGTAGATTATGCAGTCTATGTAAACTTATTACGTGATAGTGCTATTCGATATGGTATTCCATTAACTCTTGATGGCGCTGGTCGTGGAATCAAATCACATCTTTGGGTGACCAAAAATGTTTGGGGTGATCATGTTGACCCATATGGTTATTTAGCAAGTTTTGGTATTTCAAAAGCTCAATTTGCACGTGACCTACAAACTGGATTACCTGAAAATGGAAGTCAAACAAATACTCAGAGTACTCAGCAAACAACGCCAAAGGTAACAACTCCAAAAGCTACACCATCGAAGTATGTTTATGACACTGATGGTACTCGCATCACACTAGAGAATGGATACTTCACACCAAGTACACACTTACGTGAATTCTGGTATGCAGGAAGTAATCCGACTGGTGAGACTTTAAATAGTCATGAATTAACTATGCACTACTATGGCTATGTGGTTAAAGGAAAATATGTGTACGTCGCAATCAAAAAAGCCAATGGTTTAACAACTTACTATGCTTGTCGTGAGAGTGGTGTACCGCTTGGAACGTTCAAATAGCAATAATAAGCCTCAATCCATTAATTTGGGTTGAGGCTTTTTTGCATGCTATAATAAAAGAGAAGCAGGAGTGCCAGCTCCATGCTTCCCGGTAATTTAGTGCTTTACTACTTTCGCAGTTGTCGATACTTAATAAGTACGTCAAGCACAAGGACTAGAATAGTTAGCCCATCTTGTAAGTAATGTATTATTATCACCTCCGATTAATATTATATACTAAAAAATAAAAAAATTTGCCAAAGTGCACATGCTTATTTTATAATGCTTAATGTAAGTAGATGTATTATCATCTTCAGGGGGCGGCATTTCCTCCTTAAACGTATGTCAGTGCGTTTAAAAAATCACTCCTTTCTAGCTGCGTTTCTGCTAGATTGGATACATAATAATTAAGCCTCAATCCTAAATGGATTGGGGCTTTTTTGTGTGGGTAAGCCGGTTTTATTAGATGATAAAGAATAAAAGATGATATAATAAAAGTGAAGCAGTTAATGGTGAAAAAAGGAACCGATAAAATGATTTTTCGGTTTAGGATGGTTAGTATTGTATTACCTTGATTGATATTGTATACTCAAAAAAGTTAATTAGCTAAGGAAGAAGAATATGTTATATCATTCAAGTACAACGGAATCAATAAATAATATTATAGAAAATGGATTGTCTAAAATAAAAAATCCAAATTTTAATCAAATCATTAATGGAAATGCTACATATCATCTAGGTAGTTTTGGAATTGGATTTTACGGATTTTTGGATAACAAAGAATTATCTATCGGCTTTATAAGCCGCGAACTTAAAGATGTTGAGTACGCAACTATTCAATTTAATATTAGCTTAAATGAAGATAATTTAATTGATCTGGCATCGAATCCTGATGATATGAGGTTATTTAGTAAATACTGGAAAAGCGAAATTATCTCTGCAATGTTAGAAAAATTGAAACATTTTTATTCGGATAAAGGAAAAGCAAAAAAATTACAAGGTGCTTTAATTGAGTACTATATAATCCAATTACAAAATAAAAATAAGTCATCACCAATTAAAGCTGTGAGAGGCAGTTCGCAAACAGATTTCTCAAGTGATTTGTTAGTTCCTGATGGAATCGAATATTGTGTTAGGGATGAAGAAATAGTGGACAAGGAATCAATTTCGATTGTATAATGTATTTGTAGGGGAGGTTTTCATTATGGCGAAATATTTTTTTAATTCGGAAAAGGATGAAAATGATTTTATTGACGATATTGTAAATTCTCCTGAATTAGGGCAATTACTGGCTAGCTTTTTTCCAGAAATACTTTTCGAAAATAAAATTAAGTTGAAAAGTGAATTTAATCGGGTAAGTAAACAGATCAATGATGTTATTGATCATAGCATAGATTCAAATAGTGAAGCCAACCTTAGGGTTGGCTTTTTTTGTTGAAAAGGTAAATTTGACAGTTTTTTTTTTCATTGGTATGATTAAGAAGTTATTAATTTGACATGGGAGAATATTATGAGTGAAAAAGAAATACTTGACGCTCCAATAAAATTTGAAGGTTATAAAATATTATCAATACAGTATGGTCAAAATGTTGAATCAGAAGACAGTGACTTTAAAATTGGGTATTCAATTTCAGATGATTTAAAAAGTGCTAATGTGAGAATAGAATTAGATTTTGATAATGAAAATAAAATGAGTCATGGTAAAGTCAAAGTGATTGGAAATTTTTTGCTTAGCGAAGGCATTGGAAAAGAACAGGTAAAACAATTAGTATTTCAAAATGGGTCAGCAATGCTGTATCCGTATATTAGGACTATCATATCAATGATTACCGCTCTTGATGATTCAAGAGTAAATGTTATGCCAACGTTAAATTTTGTAGAAATGTTTAAAGATGCTGAAAAAAAAGATAGTAAAAATAAAGATAATGAATAACGGTTTTTATTTTTTTGAATGTCTAAAAGCCTCTAGCTCATTGCGAGTTAGGGGCTTTTTTTGTTTGCCTAAAAAATAATTTAATTTTTTGGTTTACTTTATTACTTCTCATTGCGTTATTAAAGAATTCACTATAATAGAAGAAACAGGTTAATCAAAAGTTAATCACGAGGCTTCTATCTCTTGGTATGACTATCTTTGTGATTGGAATTTCGACTCCCCTCATCTCCATCATGAATCAGAGTGTGAAAAAAGTCGGGTAGTTTCTGAGGATTAACATCCTTAAACAGTAAATCCCGTACTTGGATTTGCTGTTTAAGGATGTTAATCCTCAGAAACTGACTTTTTTCACCGATCTAGTCTATAAAGATACCAAGTAGAAGGATTCTGGGAGCTTTACCCAGGATCTTTTTATTTGCAGTCTAAGAATATCAATAATTCTTCATAATTTAATCAAACAAAATCTAAATTGAACCAGTAGAATATAATGTGCCTTGAATACGTTCGTAGTATCTAAAAAGCCAAAAAAGCTTTATACTATAACTCAAATAGTTCATTTATGGGAGGGTAAGCTTTAATGAAACTTTTAATGGTAGAAGATAATAAATCAGTTTGCGAAATGATGGCCATGTTCTTTAAAAAAGAGGCCTGGGATGCTGAATTTGCCTATGATGGTGAACAGGCTGTCGAAACATTCAAAGAAGACGCTGACAGTTGGGATATCGTAACGTTGGATTTGAACTTACCGAAGATGGATGGGATGCAGGTGGCAGCGGAATTACGTCGCTTGTCACCAACTGTTCCGATTATCATGCTGACCGCACGTGATTCTGAAAGTGACCAAGTGTTGGGCCTAGAAATGGGTGCTGATGACTATGTCACAAAACCATTCAGTCCAATTACACTAATTGCGCGAATTAAGGCACTCCATCGTCGAAGTGAATTAAATACGATTGGATCAGATGTTGTTGACGAAGACAGCAAAGACTTTGATGTTGTGACTGATCATTTTAAATTAAATAGTAAAACACGCGAAGTTTATTTAAATAGTGAACCAATTAAAGGCTTAACGCCTAAAGAATTTGATTTATTAAAAACGTTAGCGCAAAAACCACGGCAGGTTTTTTCGCGTGAACAGTTATTACAATTGGTATGGGATTATGAATATTACGGTGACGAACGAACCGTTGACGCCCATATTAAAAAGTTACGCCAAAAGATTGAAAAGGTTGGCCCACAAGTTGTGCAAACAGTTTGGGGTGTCGGCTATAAATTTGATGATAGTGGAGCTAATGAATGAAATTAATTTATCGACAAATGTTAGGCTTTTTTGCAGTTATCTTGACACTGATTGTGGTGTTAGGAGTACTGTTTATTAACGTGACCAGTCGAATGCTCTACACAAACACTTGGAAACAGTTGCAAAATTATGCGGATAGTTTAGTTGAAGATTCAATGCGCTATGACGCGGCAACCAAACAATTTGAAGGCTTTACTACTGTGCCGCTGCAAAATAACGCCAAGCTATTAGAACGACAAAATGTGCATTTTACGATCTATAGTAAGGAAAATAATCTGATTTACCCCAATACCAATTACACTTCGAAAATCACGGCCGCTGATTGGAAGAAGCTCAAGGCGGGAAAAACGGTTCATAAGATGATGGAGCGACCGGAAAAGATCAACGATGCGGATAAGGCCAAACAAAGCTCGCAACAAAAGGGTGACAAGCCATTAATGACAGATGTTATTCGTCCTTATTTTTATAAGGGTAAGTTAGTGGCGGTCGTTTCAATTGGAACATTTGTGTCGGATATTCAAGAAAATATGCAGCAAATTCGCGAAAATTTGTGGATTGCTTTTATTGTGTCTAGTTTAATTGCATTACTGCTTAGTTATATCATCGCACGGTCAAGTATCAGGCGAATTGATAAGATGAGTCGCGCAACGCATCAAATTTCGCAAGGAAACTACGATGTGCATATTGACGATAAGGGCCGGGATGAATTAAGTGATTTGTCAAAAGACTTTAATAAGATGACGGCAGCCTTGCAGGAATCGCAAAATGAAATTAAACGTCAAGAAGAACGGCGTCGCCAATTCATGGCAGATGCCGCTCATGAAATGCGCACGCCGTTAACAACGATTAACGGATTACTTGAAGGCTTAGCCTACGACGCCATTCCGGAAGAGGATAAAGAAAACAGCATTAAGTTAATGCAAAATGATACGAAACGCTTAATTCGACTGGTTAATGATAACTTAGATTATGAAAAGATCAGAACCAATCAAATCTCGATGTCTCGTAAAGTATTTGATGCGGCTGAAGTATTGCGTAATTTAACCGAACAATTGGAGAAAAAAGCTGATATGCAGGAAGATAAGATTGTCTTAGACGTGGAACAACCTTTGATGACCTATGCTGACTACGATCGCTTTGTCCAAATTATGTTTAACATTATTCAAAATTCCATTCAATTTACAGAACACGGAACAATTACTGTTGCCGGTGAAAAGACGCAAACGGGAAGCCAATTCTCGATTAGCGACACTGGTATTGGAATGAATAAGGAACAACTGAAAAATATTTGGGAACGCTTCTACAAAGCTGATCGTTCACGGATGAATACTAAGTTTGGTGAATCTGGACTGGGCTTAGCAATTGTTCATCAATTAGTTGATTTACATGGTGGCAAAATTGATGTCCAAAGTACCGAAGGAAAGGGTACTAAGTTCACTATTTTCTTCCCTGATCGAGATCATGCATCTCATCAATCAGTTGATGAAAAAAAGCCAAAAGACTAATTTGAAATGGCCTTTTGGCTTTTTGTGTGCCCAGACAAACCACTATAGTTACGCAAAATGGTATCGTTGGTTTAACATTTCGTAGTATATTGTTACTAAGCAAATTGAAGATTAATTGACAATTGGTATATGTCATAATTGTGACTATTTTCACGCTTATTTGCTTTATATTACAAGGAATTTGGAACAAATTACCATTTTAATCTGATTTTCGGTATAATGTTAATTGTGAGAAAAAAGTTTCAGGGTATTGACGAAACTTAGACAAAAAGATTGAAAAGAGGAAATTGACACATGGCACATATTTCGTTTGATAGTTCAAACCTATCAAGTTTCATCCACGATAATGAGTTAGGTGAAATGCAAGCAATGGTGAACGCTGCTGATGAACAATTAAGAAGTGGTTCAGGAGCAGGTTCTGATTATATCGATTGGCTACATTTACCAAGTGATTATGACGTTGACGAATTTAGTCGCATTAAAGCAGCTGCTAAAAAAATTCGTTCAGATTCAAAGGTTCTAGTGGTGATTGGAATTGGTGGTTCTTATTTAGGTGCTCGTGCCGCCATTGACTTTTTGAATGGTGCATTTTATCAAGCACAAAGTGTTGATGATGACACACCTGTCATTTTATTTGCAGGAAACTCAATTAGTTCTTCTTATGTGCATGACTTGATTCAAATTATTGGTGATCGTGATTTTTCTGTTAACGTGATTTCTAAATCAGGAACGACGACAGAACCATCAATTGCCTTTCGAATTTTCAAAGAATTATTGATTAAAAAATATGGCGAACAAGGTGCGAATGAACGCATCTATGCTACAACGGACCGTCAAAAAGGTGCGTTAAAAACTGAAGCTGATGCCAGCAAATACGAAACATTCGTCATTCCGGATGGTGTCGGAGGCCGTTACTCAGTCCTAACAGCTGTTGGTTTATTACCAATTGCTGCTTCTGGTGCAGACATTGATCAATTGATGAAAGGCGCACAAGCAGCTGAGCATGATTACGAGAGTGCTGACTTAGTTAAAAACGAAGCCTATCAATATGCAGCTTATCGTAATATTTTATACCGCAAAGGCTTTACAACTGAGTTATTAGAAAACTACGAACCAACCATGGCTATGTTTGCTGAATGGTGGAAACAACTTGCTGGTGAATCAGAAGGAAAAGATCAAAAGGGTATTTACCCATCATCAGCTAACTTCTCAACAGATTTACATTCATTGGGTCAATATATTCAAGAAGGTCGTCGTAACTTGATGGAGACAGTGGTGAAGGTTGGAGAACCTAAATTTGACGTTACCATTCCAAGTGAAGATTCTAACCTAGACGGGCTTGAATATTTACAAGGCAAGACAATGGATTTTGTGAACACAAAGGCCTATCAAGCTGTTGTTTTAGCCCATGTGGATGGTGGCGTACCAGTGATGACCGTCAATATTCCCAAACAAGATGAATTTACATTAGGTTATTTAATCTACTTCTTTGAAGTTGCAATCGCAGTTTCTGGTTACCTAAATGGCATTAATCCATTTAATCAACCAGGAGTTGAAGCTTACAAGCAAAATATGTTTGGTTTATTAGGCAAGCCTGGTTATGAA